CGTTAATGCTCTCCACCCAGTCTTTCCACTCGGCAAAGTCTGATTTACCGATGTTTGTGTCAATGATAAACTGCTTTTTGCCGTTGCGGATAACACCGGGCATACGGCTCAGCCTTGACGGATTGCGGTTCTGCTTGTCGATTTCAAAGCCGTTTTTATGGCATACATTGTAGAGATAATCAACCCTTTTGCGGTATTCGTCATAGTTTGCGGCATCAATCTTAACAATAGCGTGGACTGATTTTCCGCCCGAATAAACAAGCACCGCAACAGGCAGCTCAAGCTCTCTGATGATTGCATTTTGTTCTTCAAGAGCCATACAGTCAGATTCCACGAGAGCATAACGATAATCGGTTACATTCTCATTTTTTACACCCTTGCCGTCCAATGGGTTGAACCTTATCCACGCTCCTGCTTCAGGCTTGTAATCACCGAATACATTTGATATATCACCGTCACAATTGTTGAGGGCGGCAATAAGCTCACCTGCCGTACGGTCACAACTGCCCTTTGTAGGCAGATATTTAACCTTGCCGTTATCGTTCTTCTCCCAAGTTTCGGTTACATAGCCAACATTTTCGGAGCTGTCAAAGAGGGTTTCAAGGTAGGTTACAATTTCATTCACAGGATTCCAGTTTGCAGGCTCGTGAAACTTTACACCCTCACAGGCTGTTACTCCGATATCGCCCTGTTCAAAAGCGATTTCATCATTCCAGCCGAGTTCTTTCGATTCACGAAAAGTCATCCCCCTGTCTTTTGCCATTTGGACTATCGTGCCTGCTGTGACAGGTGAGGCAGAGCCGTTAAAGCTCTGCCATTTCTTTTCACACTCACCGTTGTGATATCGGCTGTCTGCTCTGCTCCAATCGTCCCAGTCCTTTACGCTGTATCCCTCTTGTTTGAGTGCCATTCCGACATTTACCCAGTCTTGGTAGTCAAGCTCTGACGGACTGATGTATTCAAGTGCATTAAGTAAGTCCAACCGTATTCACCTCGCTTTGCGGTACATATGTTTTCGGGTTAATGTTTTTCGGAGTTCTCCAACCGTTTGCGGCAATCCTTGAAATCAAGGCTGACGCTTCGTCAAACTGCCATTTGCCCACGTGCTGAAAACCTCTGCTTTCAAGCATACGGATTTGTTTAGGTGTGGTTAAGCCCTCAATTCTTCGCTTTTCGAGCCTGTCAAGAATAAGTTTTGCTTTGCCGGCACTCTGAATTTCATCGGGGAATATTCCGAGCTTTTCAAGTTTTGCTTTCTGTTTGTCTGTAGGCGGAGAACACTCCCAGCCGAATGCCGGAACATATCCTGCAAGGTCCTGCGCCTGAATTGACATTTCGTACTGCAACGGATCTACAAGTTTGCGTTTGCGTGTTCGCATTTCCGCAAGCTGATTTGCAAGCGCTTCTTCACGCTGAGCCACAACATCTTCGCTTGCTTTTTCCTCTGCTTCTTCAATATCAATCGGACATCCTGCCTGTTCCGATAAGTTTTCGGTCATTTTTTGTGCGACTTCTTCATTGTCACAAATGAGATGTGCAGGTCTGCAAAGTTCGTGTCTTTCGGTGTGCCACAAAAAGTCGAGCAGCAAAAGCTCCGTCTTGTTTGGAGCAAGTCTTGTACCTCTGCCGACCATTTGGCAGTAAAGCCCACGCACCTTTGTAGGTCTTAAAACGACAACGCAGTCAACACTTGGGCAGTCCCAACCCTCGGTTAAAAGCATTGAGTTGCACAGCACGTTGTACTTATCATTTTCAAAATCCTGCAATACTTCCGCTCTGTCTTCGCTGTTACCGTTGACCTCTGCCGCTTTAAAGCCTTTTTCGTTCAAAATGTCTTTAAATTTCTGCGATGTTTTTACAAGTGGTAAAAACACAACAGTTTTACGGTTCTTACAGTATTTTTTCATTTCTTCGGCAATCTGATAAAGATACGGATCAAGTGCCGTGTCAATATCACTTGCTTTAAAATCTCCTGCCTGTGTGGCAACTCCCGAAAGGTCAAGTGTAAGCGGTATTGTCACAGCTTTAATCGGTGACAGATATCCCTCTTTGATAGCCTTAGGGAGCGTGTACTCATACGCAAGCGAATCAAATACTGTTCCTAAATTTTTCATATCTCCTCGGTCGGGTGTTGCGGTAACACCCAACACTTTTGCATTGTCAAAATGCTCAAGCACACGCTGATAGCTGTCGCTGATTGAGTGATGTGCTTCATCAATAATGATTGTGTCGAAATAATCGCTGTCAAAGTTTGACAGCCTTTTCTCACGCATAAGCGTCTGTACAGAGCCTACAACAACCCTGTTCCACGAACCTATGCAACTTTGCTCGGCTTTTTCGACTGACGAATTAAGCCCTGTTGCTTTTTGGATTTTGTCCGCCGCTTGGTCGAGCAATTCTCCACGGTGGGCAAGTATCAGCACCCTGTCACCTCGACGGACACATTCTTCGGTGATTTTTGCAAAAACTATCGTCTTGCCACAGCCTGTAGGCAAGACAAGTAATGTTTTTAGGTTGCCGCTTTCCCACTCGGAGAAAACGGCATTCTTTGCTTCATTCTGATACGGTCGAAGTTGCATTAAAAGCTACCCGGTGTCCAGTTATTCGGCATCGCAGTATTTGGCGTTGCAGGCTGTGTGTTATACTGTGGCGGATATGTAGGCTGTACATACTGCTGAGGTGCAGACTGTGCTACGGCAGGCGATATCGTTGTCACCTGCTCATCGTATGCATAAAAATACTTGATGTCATTTGTTACGCCCTCTGTGCCGTCATTCTTCACATATTTGCGGATGATAACCTGACATTTACCTTTCTTGCCGATAATGCCTGTCCAGTCCATACGGAGCGGTTCGCCGTGTTTTTTCATTGACACGGATAAAAAGAGCTGTGACAATTTCCATTCAAGTGAGGAGTGCAGTACGAAATTAACTGTAATTTCTCGCTTGTCATCTGCTCCCCACACATCAAAAGTCACCTTTGCCATATTGCACGGCGGCAGTTTGCCTTTACCCTGTGAGCGAGCACGCTCAACCTTTGCTACTGTAAAATCATAATCACCCTCGGGGAGCGGTTCATAATTTCCGCCCTCTTCGGTTATTTCGTCGTTCCAACCAAATTCTCTATCCATTTATACATCTTCCTTTCTTATTCAAACGGTAAGTCACGGTTGCTCTGAACTACTTCAAGCACTTTATTCCATCCTGGAATAATGCAACCGTTAATAAATCGTGGGTCATAGTTTGTGATTGGTGTATCGTAAGGGTAGTGTCCCTGTGTAAACACCGCCTGTCTGATTTCGCTTTCATCAACACCGTTAGCTCTCATAAGGTCGGCAAGAGCTTTTGGTATGCCCTCGGGAATATTGACAGATTTATCATTCTGTATCTGAGGTGTTGACAGCGGTACAGATTCGGGAGTTTTTTCAATTTGCGTAGTTTGTGGTACAGGCTGTGTCGCAGGCTCTGCCTTAGGCGGCTGAGGTATCGGATTCTGCGGAACAGGAGCGTTATTTACAGGTGCAACATCATTAAAAATATGGGCAATGCCTGCATAGCTAAAGTCCATTTCTTCGGGCAGTCCGTGACGGTTCTTTGCATCCCAACAAGGGTGATGGAGCGTGTACATCACTCTCCCTCCGCCCTGTGCCTTGTACTTTCTGCCTTCTTTGTCGGTCGCTACCGCTACTGTTTTATAATTTGCAAAAAGCACCATATCCGCCCATTCTTTTACAAGCGGAGAAATCTGTGAAGCAGTCTTTTTGCCGAGTTTTAGCTCCCAACGGTCATACTCGCCGATTTCATCAGGCTGTGAAAACTTGCGGAGCTGTGCGTGTGCGGTAAGCACAACATTGATACCTCTGTCAATCAAATCTTCAAGGCTGTTCAAAAATCTGCCGAACTCCTCTTTTTCGTAAACATATCCGTTTCCGTAACCGAAATCCTCAATACCTTTTTTGCCGTACTTTGGGCAAATATCATCAATACAAAGCTGTTCCGCCCAGTCGATTGTATCAATAACAACCGTCTTGCATACAGTCGGATTGCTTTTGATATATTCAAGCTGACTTTTGAGCATAGTCCACGATGTCGGCTTATCCATTCTCGCAACATCAAGGTTTTTTGTGCTGCCCTCCGTGTCGATAAACAGAGGATTCGGAAACTGTGAAGCAAATGTTGATTTGCCGATACCCTCGGGACCGTAAATTACAACCTTTTGAGCCGACTTGATTTTACCTCTTGTGATGTTCATTATCTCACCCCCTGTACATCTGAAAAATTGATTTTATTGCCGTCAACATCAATGACAACATAGTCGATTGCATAGTTAAGCAGTTCGTTTGTCAAATCCTGTATTGACTTGCCTGTCATACCTGCAATCAAAACAATTCTTGAATAGTTTTCAGGCATAATCTTGACCTTGGTATAACCGCAGGCAAGCTCTCTGTGCGGATTGCATTTGATTACACATTCATTTGTATTTGTTTTTGCTGTTGTTTTAGCTGTAGTTCTTGTAGCCATAATTAAAACTCTCCTTCTGTCCAAGTCGGTGTTGTAACAGGTGTGGTTGTTTCGGACTTAATATAGCCGTCCTCGATGATTATTGAACATTCATCACCGTTTGAAACTCTTGTTGCAATAGCCTGCAATCCCTCTGATTCAAGCCATTTTGCAAAGTCTTTGAGTGTGTCGGTATCCATTTGTTCGAGCTTGTCAAGCAGGACAAATCCGCATTCGGGATTGAGCTTGCGAACAATTGCCGTAGCGACACGAAGCTGTTCCGAACCGCTCATGTTGTCCCACTTAAAACCGTTATATGTAAGCTCGCCATTTTCAACCGATAAGCCGTCAAGGGGCAAGTTTGCGTTGTTGAGCAGGTCATATTTTGTTTTGCGGATTTCTTCAAGCTGTGTTGTCATATCGGCGTACTTGCCGTAATATTCCTTTGCGTCCTCATCAGCTTTCGCTTTATCGAGGTTGGCTCTGACTTTGCGGTTAATTTCGTCAATCTCGGTAATGTTTCTTTCAAGCTCTGCCGTGCTTTCATCGTGCAGTTCGGCAACGGTCTTTCTGCTCTGTTCAAGCTGTGCAAGCACTTTTGTAAGCTCAGAATTGTATTTTCTCAAATCCTCGTTAAGCCTGTTGATTTCGCTCTGCAAATTGTTGGCACGGCTTTCAAGGTTATCTTTTTCTGCTCTCAGGCGGTTATTTTCACCGTTGCGTGCAAGAATTTCCTGCTGTTTATTGATAAGTTCAGAGGCTGATACAGGTTCATTCGGCACGCCTTCGTATTCGGGCATTTCGGCGGCGAACTTTTTCTTTTGGTCTGCAATCTGACCGATAGCACGGCGCTCGTTATACACCTGTGTTTCCTGCGTTTCAAGCTCGTAAACTCTGTTGCCTACACCGATAATCTGCAGGAGCGTGTCAGCCTTTTCTTTGCCGGTTGCATTCATAAATTTCGGCAGGTCAAGAGCAAAGTTGCTGACAAATGCGTCAAGCAAAGCCTGTCCGCCTTTGTTGCCTGCGGTGTCAATTACTTTAAGACTGCTGTTCTTACCGCTACGCTCCACAACTATACCGTTTGAGAGCTTGATTTTTAGATGTGGCGGAATCGTTGAACCCTCACGGTACGGAGCAGACGGAGCGAAACGATTACCGCCGAGAGTCCACGCAATTGCGTCAAGAACAGATGTCTTGCCCTGTCCGTTTTTACCGCCCAACACGGTAAGTCCGTTTTCGGTCGGTTCATAAGCAACCGCCTTTACTCTTTTTACATTTTCGATTTCAAAAGCTGATATTTTTACTGACATATTAAAGTCCTCCTTGATTGTTTAGCTATTGTGTTTTTGAATATAAAACCAGCCGTGAAAAATCCTACCCATATCCTCATTTGGCACAAGTCCGATTTTATATGTCTGATTTTTAAATCCCTCAAATGCTTTATACGCATCAAAAGTATCTGTACTTACGATTTTAACGCCATAACTACCATACTTTATATCGCCTTTCCTACTGCTCTCTTCAAAAGTAAGTCGGCGACTGTTGTGTTCATTCAAAGATATTCTAAAGAAAATAAATTCTTGTGTTACAGCGACCGTAAGGTAATTTCCTCTTTTTAAAGCAGGAATATTTCCGAAAGTAATTTTCACACAAGGTGTGTTATGATTTGATGTTGTGAATGTGATTTTTACATCATAGTCCTTATCTATCAGATAAATATCATTCACTTTTGATTCATTGCCTTTAGGAATAATATTTCTTTCAATCATTTCATTTGTAATCATTGAGAGAATTGAAGGAATAGGTTTTTGCATTTATAATTATCCTCCTTGACAATTCGCTTAAAATTGTCTATCATTTAATTAAGGTATTTTTCTTTGTCCGTTGAGGCTTTGCAGAGCTTCAGCGGATTTTTCTTTGCAATTGCAATTAATATTTAACATTGATATAATCCAACACCCTTGCCCAGCCGTATCTTTCGCCTGTTTTATCATCTGTGCAGCAGTTATACATCCAATACTCCCACTCTTTAGGATTTTGCTCTTTAAGTAAGTCAAATCTATGAGGGCGCTTTTCCAAGTGCAAACCAAATCCGCACATTGAACAACCTGTTCTTTGAGCCTTGGTTGTGTACAAAGTACCATCTTCTTGCCTCTCGATTTTTCCGTATATTTCGGGAACAGGAACATTTAAATCAAGAGCAAGTTGCAAAATGTCCTGTCTGTTAAAAATCGCAAACGGTGCTGATCTGATTGTAGATTTACCGAAATAATTACAACCATTTATCATTAAGGATTTAGCTCTTCTTCCGCCTTCGGAAGCCATCAAGCCAAGATAAGGCACGCTGTTATGTTCTTTTGCCCAAATGTCACAAGGCTTTTCTTTTAGATAATAGCAGCATTTTGATGACACTTTGAAATTTGGAATTTGGTAATTTGTACCCTCTTCATTGTTCGCATAACCGCCGAACTTTTCAAGCCATTTTTGCGACATTTTCATACGACTGTTTTTTTGATAACCGCCATAGGCCCCTGTTTCGCCTGTTACAATAGCGTGTCGAACAGTTTTGTTTTTTTCGGTCGGATTTGCAAGTAATTCAATCTTGGCGGCAATTTCTTTTGATAAGACAGGAAATCCAAACTCCTGAATTATATCCTGTTTAGTCCAGCGGTGTTCTTTTCCTGCACTGTCAACATACCGAACTGATGGCTTTAACCTTTCAATTCCGAGCTCTTTATGTATTTTTTGAATACTCGAATCTTCAAGATAAGAAACGCTGATTCCTGGGGCATGGATTCCGATCGACTTTAAAAAGATAAATAATGTAATGCTATCAAGACCGCCTACCGAAACGTGATAGTCTAATTCTCGTCTATCGCATTCTTCAGCAAATTCTCTCGCTCTGATAGTTGCATACTTAACTTTAAATTCATAATCCTGTTTTTGCTTAACAATGAAATCAGAGATTTTTCTCTGTCCGTCAATTCTTTCCATTCGTTCAAAAACATTTTCTTTCATTTCTTCACCCCCACACATTCAAAACCGAAGGAATCGGATTCAGGCGTTTCAAGGACTTTGAGCTTGCGTTTTAGCTCTCTGTTTTCGTGCCTATAACCGCTTGACGCTGTTTTTTCAAGTGCAAGGTCCGTTCTTGCGTTTCTCAGCTCAATGCTGAGATGTCTGTTCTCTGCTCTGAGGCTCTCATTCTCCTTAAGCAGTTTTCTGCGTGTAAGTAAATCTTTAAATGCCATTTTGTGTCGTTCCTTTCATTGGGTTTGAACCGAGAATATAATTGAGAAACGGTATTCTCGGAATACGGATAGATGTGCCGACTACAATTACATTGAATCCCAATTTTTCGGGTTCGTCCTTTGCCTGTTCACGCAACTTTTGCGGAGCAACTCCAATAGCCTTTGCGGCGTCCTCAGAAAGCAAATAGAAATCACTGCTATCCATAATTTCTTTGATTTTTTTGTTCATCTGAACTGTGTCCATATAAACACCTCCCTACTTTATTTCAATTAACATCTTTTTCGATTGTACAGTCACCTCTGTAATCGCTTTTCAGCAGATTCATAAATTCTGCGATTTCATCGGGTGTGCCTGTTATCTGCATTGTTCTCACCTGCTTTCTGTTTTACCTATCTTGATTTCTACACCCAAAGCCGTTAAGAGCCTGTCGGCATTTTCAAGAGAAATGCTCTTCTTTCCTTTCTCCCAATACTGAATAGCTCTTTTAGTAAAGCCTGATTTTTTAGCAAGCTCACTTTGCGAAAGACCTTTCTGTTTCCTGCTTTTGAGCAATATTTCAGCAAATTCATTGATGTGCATTGATTTCACAGTCCTTTTGTGTTATACTATATTTAGTGGTGAACCCCAATTCACTAACTATATACAGAAAGCGAGGTGAAATTAATATGAATCATTCATCACTTAAGAAAAGTTTAATAATAGCTATGTCTTGTATCCCGGAAGTCGAAGGTTTAGAAGAAAACAACTTGATATTAACAACTTCTGCCGGAATCATTTCAGGTAAAGTGCCGTCTGAGCAGGAAATAGACGATGAAAAATCTTTGTGCAGTGTTTTCTATAAGATTTGCGATAATACTAAAGAAGAATACTTTAAAAATATTTCTTCTACAGATTCTGAACCTGTAATTGTCGGTAATGATGGTTACATAATCTTAAAAGATGTAAAAATAAGGTCAACATCGTCCAATACAATTACTCATATGCCTTTTATGGTTGTATTCTATGACCAAATTATCGGCGTTACTA